TTTAACAATAATACCTGTTGATAGACTAGCTCTTGCAGGAACATAATCTTTTATCATTTTAAATAATGAGTTATCATAATACTTAATAAGTCTTACGAAATCCCATAATTTAAATGAACTTTGATATTTCTGGAAATAAGTTTTTCTTAGATTATCTAAATCAGAATAAGTATCTAAATATAGATCACTTGTACTTCCTATAAATTGATCGATATTAAAATATCCTAATTGATTTGTAATATCTTCATCTATTAAATCTGATGGAGAAAAACCTATTTCAATGTCATTAGAGTTAGGGCTTATGTCATCATTATATATTTGAATACTTGTATCTCTTGATAGTAGATTTTCTTCTAAATAATCTTGATTTACAACATTGACCTTATTACTAACTTTTTGATCTAATCCAGTAGATGGTGTAGCGATTAAATTATATCTCTGTTCGGAAACGAATGTCTTACTTCCTGATGATATAAAATACCCGTAGTTTATATTAACATTATTAACAGCTGACCCGCTTATAATAGATCCTATATTAGTAAATGCAGGATATGTTGGATTTACATAAAATGTACCACTTATTGCAGGATGAAATGAAGGCAGGGTTGATTTATATATACTATATTTTCTAAGTAAAGAGCCGCTATAGGGAGTAAATATACTTTGACTACCTGTAGGAAAATCTTTAGCATTACCTAGAGGTAATCTAAATACTAAATTAAATAATGAAGATGTTTCATTATTTCCTGTATATGAATTAATATTTTGAGCATGTTCAAATATTACACTGCTGGTTAACGGCTCTGACCAATATCTTAATTCTTTTATAAGACCTTGAAAAGATACTCCATTAGGTGCTAAAATTCCGCTACTAGAATATCCTCCTAATATACCTGATAATCTATCATTAGTAGTTGATGACCAGGCGTCGTTATAGCTAGAAGAGATAGATCCAGAAATATTAATTGATGCAGAAGCATTCCATCCAATATTTGACCCTCCTTCATAATTATATAAACTATTGGCTACATAAACATAATAATTAGCCTCTTGAGACCCGCTTACTCTTTCTATGGCAACTGTCCACCATAGGGTAGGATCGAAGAAGGGTAACGAGATTGGAGTAGTTATTTTATATCCGTTAGAACCACTTAAATAAAATCTTAAATTACCGTAATATTGATTATAGCTGCCAGTAATACTAGTTATAGGATTATATGATATATTAATACCTAGTGTAGGTTTATTAGAGGATAATCCGGTTCCGTTTATTTGAAATAATGATTGTGTATAATAGCTAGATTGTTTTGGATACCCTTCTATATTTCTAAAGCTAAACTCTATACTATTAGGAAAAGACGCGCTTCCTGAATCACCAGTACTTAGATAATTATACCTTGCTGGACCCCATGGTACTATAATATTATTAGATCCTGTATTATAGTACGATACTATATAATCATCTTGAACTAAATCTGGTGTAGATCGTAATTTGTCTGAACCTCCAAATTCATTAATTCTTAAAATAGTATCAGGAATCCCAAAGCAGTTTATTAATGCTCTTAATCCGGTTTTAGTGCCTTTTGTTTTTAAAAGATAAGGTATATTATGATATAATCTTTTATAATATTCTGATACTATATCGTCAGCTGGTAATGTATTAATAGAAGATGTTATATAATTTGTTATTACTTCTGAACCTGTTGGAGGTAAGTTTTCACCATCAGGCCCTACACCTAAAAGTGAATAGAATATATTATCGGATATACTAGTATTAGTATATAGTTTAATGCCTAATGATTTTAAAGCATCTGCTACTTCATCTTTTGATATACCTTTATCTAAATTATTTTCTGCATTATATCTATTAGTAACATCTTTTATGTATATCCATATATTATCAAAATGTTGACCAATCATATTTAAGAAAATTTGATATGGTTCATTATTAGGATCAGATTTTAGATATTCTGGAATTGTATTTATTAACCAATCTTTATTATTATAATCGTAAAGAGAAGCAGAATATAATATACTTTGAGTAGTGCTTGTTGGAACAGTATTGATTCCTCCTAGCCAGTTGCTTACTTGACTGCTAGTATAAGCATATAGTGAGTATGGTTTTGTATTATTTGATTTAGGCCAAGCATTTGAACTTGATTCATAATATAAATAATATTCATATCCATCGAATTTTTCTATTATATTATTAATCTTTGATTCTAGAGATGACTTACTACTTGATACTGTTATTGCGTTAGAAAATATACTATTTAGTGAATTGATATCTGAATTATACCCTTCTATTAATTGAATTTTATATGCAAAATTATTTATTCTTTCGTATGCAGAAGAGAAATGTATAAAATTATTAAAATTACTATAATCTACATTTATATCAATCCCTTTTTCATCTACTAGACTTTTTAACTGCTGGTATGATGTTAAAGAAGATCCAGTATAAAAACTACCTAATGTAATAAAATTAGTATTTTGACCTACTTTTTTAGATATCTCTATATTATAATTAGGACCTCTTAATTGATCTCTTGTTATAATTTGCTCGGCTGGAATTTGAATATCTACATTATATGTAGCTGGCTCTGCTAATTTATCTACTAGCCAAAAAGTATCTTTAGTTCCTAACTCTGCAGGAAGTGGTTCGTATAGTTTAATTAATAAATTAGCCTCCTCGTTATTAAGAGAATATAATAAGTTTACACCAATTAGTATTTTATTATCTCCAAAATTAAGATAGAAGTCTGGGTAATAATTTTTTGTAGATGAATTGAGACTGTATTCGTTAAAATAATTTAATAAATCATCGTTAGATAGATCTTGCCTATATACTCTTAATTCAGTTCTATCAGTAGAAATTTCATTTATCCAAAATCTATTATCAAAATTACTATTAAATATTTTCTTAAAAAAATTATAAGTAATATTTACTGCACCTCTATCATATCCCTCATTTAATACATCTTGATCGGGATTTAATAATACTATATTTCCAGATGCATTAACTGCATCAGTATTCTTAATAGAATAAGATGTTACGTTATAATTTGATGTTAATAGATTACTATTTAAATCACTAATAAAATACTCTATATAGTCATCTAATTCACCAAAATTCCTAGATATAATATTACTGCTAATTAAAGAAGTATCTTTATTATTATATTCTTGAAATTCCGGATTAGAACCTAGATAATTTATATTTGTTATTTCCATTATGTTAATTTAGATATGTCGATTAGACTTGTATTAGTATCTAATAGTTGTTGTCTCAAGCTATTAATTTCTTCTAATAATGCTTTTTCATTATCAGATATTACTGATCCTCCTAAATACTCTGTACTTCTTCTTACTAAATATTCATGAGTATTAACATCACCGTTAATAGGTATTTCAAAAAATAAACTTTCATATAGATTAAAGAATTCATCTACTGTTATATCTTGCAATACATCTGTTTCAACCGGATCTATTAGTTGTTTAAATTCTGTATCAACAACTCTAGTATATGTATTTTGACCGTATACCTCTCTATATAGATTTAATTCTTGTGACATTATCTTACTATTTTAAATAAAACATCGCTATCTACCACTACTTGTTCAGAATTGGGTAATACCGTCTTTACTAATAATTTATAAGTTCTTTCTGGTTCTAATCCGTTCATATATATAGTAAAGAAATTACCTGTTGAATCAGCACTAACTTTAGTATAGTTATTATCAAAATCAATAACCATTTCGGTTGTTTTATAATCCTGAACTCCCCAATAAGACGATGTGGGTAGGTATTTCCAATTTAGATATATAGAAGATGTTGTAAACTGTCTGGTAGGAAATTTATCTTTTGCTTTTAATTTAAATTTATAATTATTATCTTTTTTAAATTCTCCTAAATTGTTTCCTACGTTTAATATAAAATTATCGCTTGTAATTATTCCATTAGTATTACTACCAGTATTATAAGAAGAATCATCCCATTTAAATTCTAAACAAGGCGGATATATTGTATGTGTATCCATAGAGAAGAATTTTAGATCTATAAAAGAGCCAGTATTTAATTCTATCGATGATGAATGTTTTAATATTACACCGTAATTTATTGAACCGCTAAACCAATTACTTAGTATTGGAGTTACATTTATAT